CATTTGGCGAACGTGATCGAGATGGAATACCTGTATTGGTACCGTCGCGGATTGCAGCCGATCCTGAACAGGAAAAAGGAACGGAACGAGTTCGTTCTGAATAAAGTGGTCGAAAACCATGCGGATGAGATTGTTACATTCAAAAATGGCTATTTCCTTATGGAGCCGGCATCCTATATTGCGCGAGGCGATAACGTTTCGGCAAGCAAGGTGAACAAGGTCAACGAGTACCTGTATCGGTCCGGAAAACAGGACGCGGACAATCAGCTTGCGGATTGGTTCCACACGGTCGGAAAAGCTGCTCTGTTCGTTGAACCGAATCGGGACAAGGATTCCGACGAAGTTCCGGTTCGCGCCTACGCACTCGATCCGCGTAGTGCGTTCGTGGTCTATTCGCTCAAACCGGGAAACAAGCCGATGTTCGGTGTGAATATCGTGATTGACGGTACCGTGGCGAAGATCGATGTGTTCACTGAGGATTCTGTGTATCGGTTGGTCGGCGGTGCTGCTGCCGTGACTCCTACTACCAGTTATCCGACCTATCAAACTACCGCATCCGCAATCGACCGGATTGAACGGAACACACTCGGTAAGATTCCGATCATCGAGTACCGATACAACTCGGTCAACATGAGTGCGTTTGAGCCGGTTGTGAGCCTGCTCGACCAGATCAACAACATCCAATCGAACCGTTGCGACGGTGTTGAGCAGTTCATCCAATCCCTTGCGGTTGCTGTCAACTGTCAGTTTGATGATGGAACTACTGCTGCCGATATTCGCAAGGCCGGTATGGTCGCGCTCAAGTCGATTGGCGAAAACAAAGCTGATTTCAAGATTCTGTCCGAAGAACTTGACCAGCAGCAGACGCAGACACTCGTTGACGATCTGTACGAAAAGGTCCTTGTCATCTGCTCTATGCCGAGTACAGCAAGAGGTGGCAGAGGAACATACGACTCCACCGGTGCTGCCGCGATTTTCAACAACGGTTGGGAGCAAGCGTTCTCTGCCGCTCGGAACACCGAGGATCTGTTCAAGGTTTCCAATCGCCGGTTCGATGAAATCTTTCTGTCCATCCTCAAGCAAAAGGGGATTGTCGATATTTCTCCGGTTGACATCAAGCTGAATTTCGTCCGTAACGAAACGGCTGGAGCGCAGAGCAAAGCACAGGCAATGCAGACGATGCTTGCTGCCGGCATGGCTCCGGAATTGGCTCTTGCGAAGTCGGGTATTTCTTCCGATCCTGTTGCGGACTACTCCGCATCGAAGAAGTTCATGCGGATGATTTGGGGCGATCCGGACGAAGTGATTAAGAAGCAGCAATCCGAACAGACCGAGCAATCCGAACAGGCTCCGTCCGGTCAGGGCGAGGCACAGATTGTCGAGGATGACCATATCACCGAGGAGCAAATCTAATGGACAGATTGATGCCAGAGGATGAGTTATCGGTCGTTCGGCAAGAGATTGACGCGGACTTCGCAATGCCGATTGAGGAACGTAGGAAGCGCAAGGCAGACCGAATTGATGAGATCCTTGAACTACTGATCCTATCCTACGTTTACGGCAACGAAGCAGCCAATGATATGCTGTTCGGTTCGGAGTTTCTTGAATCACTTGGGTTCGATGAGGATCGTCCAATACCGGTTGAGGTGGACAGCTTGAACGAAGCGGTCTACAAACGAGTTGCCGACAAGAATTGGGAGCAACGCATTACCGAGTATTACGATTCGGAAACTGGCACAGCAGACGATGTTTACAGAGTGGTCGATACCGATTCGCACCGGGTATACAACGACGCTATTCTCAATGTCGGTGAACGGTCGGACGGAACGGTTTGGAAAACGTGGGAAACCATGTTGGACGATCGCGTAAGGGACACGCATGAATATCTGCAAAGCATGAGAGTACCGATCAATAGCCGATTCTGGACATTCGATGGCGATTCTGCGAGGTATCCCGGTGACTTCGCAGATCCACAAAACAATGTAAACTGCCGCTGCCGCATTAGGTTATCGCGTTAAATTAGTTTTCAAAGTCAGGAAAGACTCTAATCGTAAATGTGCAGACAAGCACAGTAAAAAACGGAAATCATAGTGCGGTGATGCACTCTAAAAAGCGCGAAAGGAATTGAATATGGCTAAAGTAGATGTTTCCAAAATCGACGGATTTGAAACGATGAGCGATGAGGAGAAGGTCAAGGCATTGCTCGGTTATGAGTTTGAAGCACCTGTTGCGAACGATTCGGAACTGAACAAGCTGAAAACCGCACTCTCCAAATCGAACGGTGAAGCTGCCGAGTACAAGCGACTCCTCCGGGAGAAACAGACCGAACAGGAACGAGCCGAAGCTGAACGTGCCGAACGTGAACAGCAGCGCGAGGCAGAGATTGCCGAACTTCGTGCGTACAAGCGTGAGGCAGACTACTCGGACAAGTTGATTGCAATCGGAGTCGATCCAGCCAACGCAAAAGCAATCGCAAAGTCGCTTCCGGACGGTGTGAATGACACCTACTTTGATGCCATGAAGCAATCCATCGAAACGCAGAGGAAGAACATCCTCGATGAGAACTTGAAGAACCAGCCGAGTCTGTCCGTTGGCACTCCTCCGACCGCAGCAGATGCGAAGAAGAAAGAGGACGCGGAACTTCGGTCTTGGTTCGGACTCTAATAATTCAAAACTGAAAGGAAAGAAAAAGTTATGGCAACTACTGTTGTTATGCCTCCGGCAAACCAGATTACGCTGGCTGCCAAGTATCTGCCGATCCTCGACGAAGTTTATAAGCGCGGATCGCTCACTTCCATCTTCGATACCGCAGAGAGCCGCGTGAATTGGCTCGGTGCGAACGTTGTTTCACTGTTCGACTTCGATCCTGTCGGCATGGCGAACTATGATCATAACAACGGTTTCGTTATGGGCGATGTCAACGCCGGTTGGACACCGTATACGCTGAAGATCGACCGTGGTCGTGCGTACCAGATCGACCGTATGGACAACGAGGAAACGCTGGGTATGACCGTTGCGTCTGCTCTGTCCGAGATCGAACGTGTGGAAGTTATCCCCGAAGTGGACGCATACAGATTCAGCAAATGGGCTGGCACCACCGGTGTTTCGTCCGCGGCTGCTACAATCGTTCCCGGAACGACCGATGTCGCTGGTCTTATCGATACCGCAGAAGCGCAGATGGACAACGACGAGGTCCCGTATGAGGGCCGCGTTCTGTATGTTTCCCCAACCGCTTACATGGCACTTAAGGGCAACATTGAGCGCAGAATCATCAACAGCGAGGACAATGTGAACACGAACGTTGAATACTTCGATGATATGCGGATCATCCGTGTTCCCCAGGGTCGTTTCCAGAGTGCGATTACGCTGAACGCTCCGACCACTTCCGCTGGCGTTGGTGGTTTTGCACCGGCAACCGGAGCAAAGGCAATCAACTTCATGATCGTCCATCCGACCGCGATCATGCAGGTCATGAAGCATCGCCTCGTCCGTGTGTTCGCGCCCGATCAGAACATCGAAGCTGATGCATATCGCCTCAACTTCCGGTTCTATCATGACACGTTCGTCAAGTCGAACAAGGTCAAGGGAATCTACGTTCACACCGCCGCGTAAGAGATCGTTATGTTCAAACGCAATCCTGATGGGAGCATCACGGTCGGGATGGCAAAGGAAAAATCGGTGGGGGCAGAGCAATCTGCTCCTACCGTGACCGAACCGTCCGAACCGAAAGAGCCGATTAAGAAACCGGCAAAGAAGTCCAAGTCGAAATAATCATGTGAGGTAAACGGCATGACTACAGAGGAAAAGGTTGATTACGTTCAAGCACTCATGGGCGAGGACGAACGGTACACATCGGCATTAGTCGAAGTGTATTTAACCGATGCCAAGTCTGCCGTACTTCGCCGGTTATATCCGTTTGGTGTTCCTGAAACTGTTTCGGATGTACCGAGCATATACGAAACGCTTCAATGCAAGTTGTGCGTCCGCTACCTGCAACGAATCGGAGCCGAGGGCGAAGTCCTCCACGCGGAGAATGGAACCGACCGGCACTACGGTAGCACGAACGAAGAAGATCTGCTGATGGAGATTACGCCCTACGCCAAGGTGGTGGGTTGATATGCGGAATCTGCTCTACAACATGACTCCGGTATGGTACGCGACGGTCCTATCCAAGACCGAGAACATCGACGGGCATGGAAACCGCACCGGAACGTATAAGCTGACATATTCCGCACCGGTCAGGAAGCTGATGTCCGTCCGTTGGAACATCGGTGACATCACGCTGACACCGTTCGGATTGAACCAAGACGGTCGGCGGCGCATTGTGACGGATGACCTAAATTGTCCGATTGAAAACGGCAGCATTCTGTGGATCGGCATCGAACCGGACGAGAATGGTGAGGATGGCGCGGTTAAGCATAACTATGAAGTCAGCGGCGCACCGGAACGTTCGTTCAACCAGATCGTCTACATTGTTGCGGAAGTGAATGTATCGTGAGCGATCTTGTTATCACAATGGACATCTTCGACATCGATTCGGTAAATGCAGCAAGGGAAAGATTACGCGCCTACTACCGCAAGATAGAGCGGAAAGCCAAAGAGATCTGTGAACGGCTTGCCAAGATTGGTGAAGCGAAAGCAACAGCCGGGTTTTCCAAGGCGATCTATGACGGAAAAAACGATGTGGTCGTGACAGTTCGGCAGACCGGCGAAACGCAGTATGTCGTTGAAGCAAGCGGCGAATCGGTCCTGTTTATCGAGTTCGGCAGCGGTGCGACTTACGGATATGGGCATCCCGATCCGCAAGGTTACGGCCCGGGAACGTATCCGTCCGATAAAGGACATTGGAACGATCCGAATGGTTGG